CGACTGCAAGGAACACCTCGAAACAAAGAAGCAGGGGAACGGCCTGACCTACCTCTCCTGGGCCTGGGCCTGGCACATCTGCAAGGAGCACTACCCCAACGCCTTCTACACCGTCTACGAGAACGCCGAAGGGCGTCCTTACTTTGACGACGGCCGCACCGCCTGGGTGAAGACCGGCGTGACCATCGAAGGCCTGGAGCACATCGAGTACCTCCCCATCCTGGACCAGGCAGCTCACGCCAGCCTCCCGCTCGCTCGCATCACCTCCTGGGACATGAACAAGGCCATCCAGCGCAGCCTCACCAAGGCGCTGGCACGTCATGGTCTCGGTCTCTACGTCTACGCCGGTGAGGATCTCCCCTGGACCGGAGCCGAAGAGAACGCCGAGGCACGCAAGAACCTCCAGGGCACCCAGCCGGTCGGCACCCAGAGAGCCGAGAACCGCCGCACCTCCACCAAGCAGCTCAAGCTCTCCGACCTCACTCCTGAGAAGTACGCCGTCTGGGTAGAAGGCGCAGCACGTGGCAAGACCGCCAAGAGCGGCATCCCGGTCCGCGACGCCTTCATCGCCACCTTCCACCCTACACCCCAGGAGCTGGACGACTACGACATGGCCATCATGAACTTCCGCATCGACAACAACGTCCCCGGCACCCAGCCGGCGGCCCCAGCTCAGCAGTAAGATGGCAGACCTCCCTCCCAACTCCGTCGCGCTCTACCGGATCTGCACCGAGAAGTCGGTCCTGGGGTTCGGTAGATACCGCGACCTGACGGTCCACGACATCATCATCATGGACGCCTCCTACATCGCCTACGTCTACTACTCCTGCACCAAGGTCTCCTTCCACAAGGACATCCTCGACCTCCTCAAGATCACACCCATCCAGAAGCCGGGCAAGAACCTGGAACTCTTCGAGGCCTGGAAGAAGGAGTTCAAAGCCAACCTCCCCTTCACTGAGGAAGAGCGCAAGCACTACCACTACATGAGGAGGAACGCCGAGAAGCGCAAGGCCGCCAAGAAGCTGGAGAGAGTGGAACGCTACGAGAACCGCACCACCAACAAAGGCTGGCTCCAGTCAATAAACCATGGACACACCAAACTCAAATAAAACCGCAACATTATGAACTACCAAGACATCCAGAGCGCCATGGCTGCGCTCTACCACGCAAACGAAAACTTCGACGCCATCATGGAAGAGAACGGCGGCGAGCTCACCCCTGAAGCAGAGGATCTGGAGAACGTCAAGAACGCCCTGCAGGACCTCCTCTCCGGCGAAGGCATCGACAGCCTGGGCCGCTGGCTCAAGGCCAAGGAAGACGAGAAGGCCACCTACAAGGCCGAGAAGGCTGCAGCCGACCGCCGCATCAAGTCCGTCGACAAGACCATCGACTTCATCAATCACGAGATCGGCCGCGTCCTCAGGGCCACCGGCCAGGAGAAGGTCAAGGGCACCTTCTACTCCTTCAGCCAGTTCGACAGCACCAAGACCAGCTTCGACGCTAAGGCCCTGGACGAGAAGTTCCTGGACATGGTGACGGAAGCCGCCCGCAACGCCGGACTCCCGGCCTCGGTGGACGTGGCCCTCAAGACTACCGCCACCCGCCTGCAGGAAGACGAGAACCTCGCCGAGCTCGTGAGCGTCGAGACCTCCGAGACCTGCAAGTTCACCAAGCCCAAGAAGGAGAAGGAAGACTAACAACCACCAGCAGACGAAACCATGAAGGAGTACTTCTACACAATCACCGAGTCCATGCTCGACCTCGGCCTCCGGGGGACGGAGCTCAACCTCTTCGCTGTGATCTACGGCTACTCTCAAAGGGGGGACGGCTGCTGCTATGCCAAGAGAGAGGAACTCGCCAGGCGGTGCGGTGTCAATTCCAAGCGCACCATCGACGCCGCCCTGGCGGCCCTCATCGAGAGGGGACTCATCTCCAAGTCCAACATCCAGAAGGACGGCCAGTGGCTCACCGGCTACTCCTTCAATAGGGGTGCAATTTTTGCGCAGGGGGGTGCAAATTCTGCACCCCAAGGGGCGCAAATTCTGCACCGGGGGGGTGCAAATTCTGCACCCATGGAAAATAAAGAAGAAAATACAAGTATCTCTTTTATCCCCCCTACCCCCCAGGAGGTTGCGGACTACGTCCGCTCGCGTGGCTGGACGGATCCGGAAGGCTTCGCCGCCCACTACCTCGCCTACCATACCGTCTCCGGTTGGAAGATGAGCAACGGCAAGAAGATCCAGAACTGGAAGCTCAACGTCGTCTCCTGGGAGCCTAACAACAAGACCAGAACCTTCTCCACCCCCAAAGCCCCCGCCTCTCCCGCTGGCCCCATGCGCCAGATGACCGACGAGGAGTACCGGGCAAGCCTGAGACAATAAACCCTTTATCACCATGCAAAAGCAAATCGAGATACTCGACATACCCTTCCCGGAGACGCAAGACCTGGAGCGCCAGGTGCTGGCCGACGTCGTCTGCTCTCCGGAGATGCTCGGCGACGTCATCCCCATGGTGCACTCGGACTTCTTCACGAAGACCAACCGCCGCACCATCTGGGAGACCATCGTCGACCACTACAACAAGGGCAAGGGCGTCGACCTGGCCACCATCGGCTCCATCTTCGGCAAGGACTTCATCGAAGAGGTCCTTCCGAAGACCGGCACCGCCGGCGCTACGGTCAGCGTCCTGGAGCACGCCCAGATCCTGCGCACCGGCGCAGCACGCCGCCGGGCTTACTTCGCCGCCACCAACTTCCTGACGGAGGCGGTCTCTCCCAAGACCTCCGAGGCCGACATCCTGGCCAGCGTTGAGGCCTTTGCCAACCACGTGGCCGGTCCCGCACCCCTCCAGGCAGAGGTCAAGCTCTCCACCGCCCTGGACGGAGTGAAGGAGGACATCAAGAAGACCGAGGCCCTGAAGGCCCAGGGCAAGCGCCTCCGCATCAGCACCGGCTTCCACTACATGGACGACGCCCTGAACGGCGGCCTCAAGGCCGGCCAGCTCATCGTCCTCGCCGCCCGCCCTTCGGTCGGCAAGACGGCCGTCATGCTCCAGATGGCGAAGACCGCCGCCCAGCTGGGGAACCCGGTCGAGCTCTTCTCCCTGGAGATGACCTGCCCGGAACTCTGCGAGCGCCTGCTCTTCTCCACCGGCAAGGTTAAGCCCTACCAGATCACCTTCGCCGAGATGGAGTGGCAGGCCTACGCCGAGGCCGAGGGAGAGCTCAAGCCGCTCCCTCTCTACATCAACGACTTCTCCCGCACCCTGGACGACATCGTCAGCCGCCTCACCATGGCGGTGAAGCAGGGCCGGTGCAAGATAGCCTTCATCGACTACCTGGGACTCATCCAGGACGCCCTGAACCTGGGCGTGGCCACCAAGCTCTACCAGGTCATCGCCAAGATCACCGGCACGCTCAAGGCCGTCGCCAAGCGCCTGGAGATCCCCATCGTGCTGCTGTGCCAGCTCAACCGCGAGCAGGTCCGCGAAAAACGCGCCCCTGAGCTCTTCGACCTCCGGGACTCCGGCTCTATCGAGCAGGACAGCGACGTGGTCATCATGCTCGAACCCCGCCCGGCCGAGGGCCGCATCTACGCCTGGCTCCGCAAGAACCGCAGCGGCAAGCGCGACATGGCCTTCGTGCTGGTGCCGAACTCCTCCTACTCAGCCTTCGAGGAAGGCCTGCCGGTCGGCCAGCTCAACAGCCCCACCTCTCCGGAGGTCAACCCGGACCAGCACCATGAACCCGCCCAGGGCTCCCTGGACCTCAAAGAAGAAGACACCGATCTACCCTTTTAACTCTCCCGCACTATGAACACCATCAAAATCGACAAACGCTACGAAGAGGAGCTGGCCGGCATCCGCAAGATCGCCGAGAAGTTCCTCCCCCTGGGCGCCCGGAACGCTGTCATGAACAAGTGCAGCAAGCTCTCCCGCTACGCCCAGAAGGCCGCCGCCCAGCTGGAGCGCGGCCACTACCGCACCGCCGCCTATGACGCCCGGACCAACGAGGACATCGCGGCCCAGGCCCGCTGCAAGAAGGCGGTCTTTGAAGCCATGCTCGCCGGCCGTCACGTGGATCTGCGCAACGCCGCCGAGTTCCACGTCTCCCAGATGCACACCGCCATCGCCCAGATCCGGCGCGACATCGACCGCAAGCACCCGGACCTCATCCTCTGCGACGAGTGGGTGCGCCTGGAAGGCACCCGCCCCTTCAAGTCCTACTGGATCATAGAGAAGGAGGTGCAGTCATGATGCTCAGCTTCTTTGCCGGCATGGCCCTCGGAGCGGCCGGCGGCGTCCTCTTCATGCTCATGGCCTTCTGGCTTGCTCTCCACTACCGGGAACACCCTGAAGACTTCAACGACGAGGTCATCGACATAGACATAGACTAACCAAATTAAAACCCTTACATTATGGCAAGTTACAACAACATCACCCTCCTGGGCAACGTAGGCAACGTCCAGGTCAAGACCTTCTCCAACGGTGGGAAGGTGGTCGAGGTCACCCTCGCAACAACGGAACGCTACAAGGACCGCGACGGCAACCCTCGCGAGGACACCCAGTGGCACAACCTGGTCATCGGCGGCAACCTGGCTGACGTGGCGGAGAAGTTCGTCACCAAAGGCTCGCCGCTCTTCGTCACCGGCAAGATGACCTACCGCAAGTACCAGAACGCAGCCGGCGAGAACCGCTTTGCCCCTGAGGTCCGCGTGAACGCCCTCCAGCTCCTCAACTCCAAGGAGAAGTCTGGAGCCGCCCCTGCTCCTGCAGCAGCACCTGCGGCCGCAGAACCGGCTCCCGCTGGCAACCCTTACCTCCAGGACCTCCAGGCACCGGAAGGTGACGGAGACCTTCCCTTCTAAACCCTGAGGCCATGTACTGCTCCGACTGCCGCTTCTTCACCGACCTGGGCCGCTGCCGCAACGGCGGCACCAGGAAGAGCGACGTGGGCTACTTCCAGAAGGCCTGCGCCT